ACCCGGATTAACTATACATATATAGACAACCCGTTGTTATCGGCTCGCGCAACGCGACCTGAGGAACTGGTATCAATGCCCGATAAAATCGAGGCGAAAAAAAACCCGCCGAAGCGGGTTACATGACACCCCAGATCATAGCTGGGGTGATGCAGGAGCTGTACTCGGTCCAGTGCTCTTCGTCCCAAGACTGGCAACCGGTTATTGCGTTGATCATGATAAAGCCTAGTAAGAAGCCTAGTAAGAATCCTAGTAATGCCGTGATAACGTGTTTCATTGTTCACCTCGAATAGTGGGGCGACTATCGTCGCCCCTTATTAGTTATAGTAGTTTGATCGCGGCCAGTACTTGCTGGCGCATTTTGATAATATCGAATTTTGGTTCCTCTAAACCGGCGCACACTTTCAAGATATCGTTCAAGCTGTCGCGGATACGTTGATCTGGTGTCCGTGTTCGACTGGTGCTGCCTTCAATTTCCTTCTTAGTGCGCTTCTCTAATGCGCTTTTGAAGTCATTGCGTTTGGCGCCAATTTGTTGCTGAGCGTATCGCTTGCTTGCCTTCTGGCTATCGGACAAGCTCTTAGTGTTCTTTATCAGTAGTGCTTGAGTAGGAGCAGGAAAGCCTTTTATGATCGCGGCATTGATACTATCGAACAACTCCTCACTCGCCGTGCTCTTAGTGTCCTTCGTCTTGGGTGATATAAAGTCAGTGCTCTTAAAGCCTTCAGCTATCAGGGTATCGATGGCCGATACCATTGACTTGTCTGCCTTGCTGCTAGCAGATACGGCAGCGGTGATACGGGTAGCGGTTGCAGTGTTTAGCTTATTCATAATAGTTCTCTCTTAGTTAGTTGGGTAACATATCCAGCCCCTCGCTGAATATGCAACCACTATAGCTAACACCTGATAACTTATCAATAGATAAACTAACAGACTGATAAGTTTAGCCATTCCTCGCGCTGTTAGTGGCGCACTAACAAAAAAGCTAACCGGCCAGCGACGCGGGGAAAAGCGGCCAAAGACAACCCCACCTACCCCCCACCAACCACTTTGTGGCGTAGGAATCCTGCGGCTCCTATGAATTACTAATACGTGGGAACAATGGCCATTTTTTTGAGTTTGGTACCCCCACCCCCTCAATATGGCGATACCCCCCGGGTCAAAATATTAATGGACTTGCAAAAAATTATTTTTCGTGTATAACCGTACCCATCGGTTAATAGCCTGCGGAAGTAAAAATGACCTTAATGCTCGACCCTGAAATCGGTGTCCCCTTTTCGGACAAGGTTCCGTATATTGACCTGCGTGCTCGGGCAGAAGCGGCATGTAACTCCGCTATGCTCCTCTCAGAACACGGTTTAGACGTGGAACCCACTAAAGAAGATCAGGATACGGCGGCAAAATTGGCTTTGGCGTACGCCGAAGACCCCGAAAAGACATCTAAGAAAGTTAACAACAAGAGAGCGGCTACGTTAACCCCGGCCTCCCTCATAATAACGGGTAATATCCTCAAGGAATTCGGCCACTCGGTGGTAGAGAGTTCGGTGCAGATACGACACCTCGTTACGAACAAGCTAATTGACGAAACTATGAACCCGGATGCCCGAGTACGTATCCGTGCACTGGAGCTTCTCGGTAAAATATCCGATGTGGGGCTGTTTGCAGAGAAGACAGAGGTCACGATCACGCACCAGACGACCGATGACATCAAAGAACGCCTCCGTAACAAGCTGATGAAGCTAGTCAACCCCGAAGAAGTAGAAGAAGCTACGTTTATAGACGTTGATGCTATGTTGGGTGCCGACGACGAAGACGACGTTGACGACGCCGACGACGACGAGGTAGGGGAGACTGAAAATTTCGATGGATGATGACGTACTAGACTTCACAGAAGCCGATATTGAACAGATGCTGGCTAATCTGGACTCGTTTTCGGACGATGAAGTGATCGAGATTGACCGTATGGCGGATGAGCTTACAACACGTAAGGCGAGTAAAGCTGCGTACGATGATCTGATCGAGTTTTGCCAGATGATGATGCCTGAGTTTCTTGTGGGTAAGCACCACAGAATACTTGCAGATATGCTCATGGCTATCGAGAGCGGCGACAAAGACCGAGTATGCGTTAACATCCCACCACGTCACGGCAAATCACAGTTGGTGTCTATTTTCTACCCAGCGTGGTTCCTAGGACGTAATCCCAACAAGAAAGTCATGATGGTATCTCATACTACCGATTTGGCTGTGGATTTTGGACGTAAGGTTCGTAACCTAATTGCTACAGATGCGTACAGCGCGATATTTCCTACCGTTAGACTGGCACAGGATAGTAAGTCAGCAGGAAGGTGGAATACTAACGCTGGCGGAGAATATTATGCGTGTGGTATCGGGTCAGCCCTAGCAGGTCGAGGTGCAGATCTCCTGTTGATTGACGACCCCCACTCTGAGCAGGATGTGATCAACGGAAACTTCATCGTATTTGAGAAAGCCTACGAATGGTTTACTTTTGGTGCACGAACTCGACTAATGCCGGGTGGCCGTGTAGCAATCATACAGACTCGGTGGCATATGGATGATTTGACTGGGCGTGTTGTTCGGGACATGTCCAAGAACGATAGGTCCGATCAATATGAAGTTGTTGAGTTCCCTGCTATACTAGAGGTTCTAAACCCCAAAACTAATAAGCACGTAGAAAAGCCGTTGTGGCCTGAGTTTTTTGACTTAGAGGCGTTGTTACGTACTAAAGCGTCTATGCCAGCGTTTCAGTGGAATTCGCAGTACCAACAACAGCCGACGGCAGAAGAAGCGGCACTTATTAAGCGGGATTGGTGGCAGATATGGGATCAGGAGAATCCCCCCAAGTGCGAGTACGTCATCATGTCCTTGGACTCCGCAGCCGAGACACATAACCGCGCTGACTACACGGCACTGACAACTTGGGGTGTTTTTTTCTACGAAGAGACGAATGCGTACAATATTATCTTGCTTAATAGTATAAAGAAGCGTATGGAGTTTCCAGAACTTAAAGAAATGGCTCTGGAAGAGTACTCTGAGTGGCAGCCTGACTCGTTTATTGTAGAGAAAAAGAGTTCGGGTGTAGCCTTATACCAAGAAATGCGCCGAATGGGCGTACCAGTAACTGAATATACCCCACACAGGGGGTCAGGCGATAAGTTGGCACGTTTAAACTCTGTCGCTGATATTGTATCATCTGGCATTTGCTGGGTTCCCGCTACTAGGTGGGCTGAAGAAGTAGTAGAAGAGATTGCCGGGTTCCCTTTTATGAGTCATGATGACTTAGTTGACTCAACGGTGATGGCGCTTATGCGATTTAGGCAGGGCGGGTTTATTCGACTACCTACTGACGAGCCTGAAGAACAACAATACTTCCGCCACCGGCGCGGCGGGTTTTACTGAGAGACTAAACAATGGCAATCGAAAAAGGTTTATATTCAGCCCCCATGGGTTTGACCGAAGAATTTGAGCTGGACGACAGCGCAGCTGAAGAAGGCACGGAACTTGCGATCGAGATAATCGATCCTGAGGCTGTGATTTTAGACGACGGTTCAGTTGAGATAACGATAATCCCAGACGCCGATGAGTTTGATTTGTTAGGATTCGATGCTAACTTGGCAGAGGGCCTAGATGAGGGCGAACTGCGTGAGTTATCTGGAGACCTGATAGGTCTTGTAGAAGCTGACATCGAGAGCCGCAAAGAGTGGGCCGACACCTTTGTAAAAGGTTTGGACACGTTAGGGTTAAAGTACGAAGAACGTACAGATCCTTGGGAAGGTGCCTGTGGAGTACACTCGGCAGTCTTAGCAGAAGCGGCGATCCGGTTCCAAGCAGAGACTATGAGCGAGACATTCCCCGCCGCTGGCCCAGTCCGCGTTAAGATCCTCGGTGAAGAGAATAAAGATAAGGTCGAAGCCGCTGAGCGTGTAAAAGCGGATATGAACTACGAACTTACAGAACGTATGGTTGAGTACCGTCCAGAGCACGAACGTATGCTATACAGCCTAGGTTTGGCGGGTTCAGCGTTCAAAAAGGTCTATTTTGACCCGAATTTGGGGCGTCAAGTAGCTATATACATCCCCGCAGAAGACGTCATTGTACCGTACGGCGCGTCACATATTGAGTCCGCAGAGCGTGTTTCGCACATAATGCGTAAGACTAAGAACGAACTGAAGAAGCTTCAGAGCGTTGGTTTCTACCGAGACGTAGAGTTAGGAGAGCCACAGGCGTACCACACAGACATTGAAGAGAAGAAAGCTGAAGAAGGTGGCTTCTCTACAACAGATGACGATCGCTTCACAGTATACGAGATCCACGCCGACCTGATCATTGACGGTGTTGATGAAGACGAAGAAGAGATCGCAAAACCTTACATCGTAACTATTGAACGTGGCACTGGGGAAGTCCTCGCAATTCGCCGTAACTGGTACGAAGAAGACGAACTGATGCTAAAACGTCAGCATTTCGTACACTACGTATACGTGCCCGGATTCGGCTTCTACGGCCTTGGACTCATCCACATTATCGGCGGGTACGCTAGAGCGGGAACGTCGCTCATACGGCAGCTGGTGGACGCTGGTACGCTATCTAACCTCCCCGGCGGATTGAAGTCTCGTGGGTTACGTATTAAGGGTGATGATACACCGATTGAACCCGGTGAATGGAAAGATGTAGATGTACCGTCTGGATCTATCCGTGACAACATCATGCCGCTTCCTTATAAAGAGCCGAGCCAGACATTACTAGCCCTACTTAACCAGATCACGACGGAAGGTCGGCGTCTTGGTGCTATTAGTGACATGAACATCTCGGACATGTCTGCTAACGCTCCTGTAGGCACCACACTGGCTCTCCTAGAGCGTACGCTGAAACCTATGGCGGCAGTACAGGCTCGGGTCCACTACGCCATGAAGCAGGAGTTTAAGCTCCTCAAAGCGATCATGGCAGAGCACGCTCCCGAAGAGTATGGCTACCAGCCAGAAAGGGGCGAGATAAGCGCACGTCAAGAAGACTATGCGATGGTGGATGTAATCCCCGTCAGTGATCCGAACAGCTCTACGATGGCGCAACGTGTAGTTCAGTACCAAGCAGTGCTACAGATGTCGCAGCAAGCTCCTCAGATATACGACCTACCACAGCTCCACCGACAGATGATTGAAGTACTAGGCGTTAAGAACGCCGACAAACTCGTTCCTACACAGGACGATGCCAAACCGACCGATCCGGTCAGCGAAAACATGGACGCCCTAAACGGTAAACCCGTACACGCGTTTATAAACCAAGACCACGACGCACATATGGCGGTACACCAGTCATTTATGCAAGACCCAATGATCGCGCAGACTATTGGTCAAAACCCGCAAGGGCAGAAGATCATGATGGCGTTGCAGGCACACCTTGCTGAACACCTCGGGTTTAGCTATCGCAAGCAGATAGAAGAAAAACTAGGCGTTCAACTACCACCACCGAACGAAGAGTTACCAGAAAGCATCGAAATGGAACTCGCACGTCTCATGGCGGACGCCGGTAAGCAGCTTACCCAGACGCACCAGCAAGAAGCCGCGCAGAAGCAGGCTGAGCAACAGCAGCAAGATCCTGTTATGCAGATGCAGCAAGCTGAGCTACAGATCAAACAACAAGAAGTACAGCGTAAGGCCCAGAAGGATCAGGCCGATATGCAGATGAAACAAGCTGAGCTACAACTCAAAGCCCAGCAAGTTCAGGCATCCGCACAGCTAGATGCGGAACGCGTGAAGATAGAGCAACAAGAACTCCAGATGGAAGCCGAGAAATCGGGAGTACAACTGGCTGCGGATAGACGCCGAGACAGCAACAAGATAGACCTAGAACTAGCGAAGTTGACGTCCGGCAAAAATAACAGGAAATAACCATGGCTAAGACCGTCTTTGACGTGCTCGCAGAGAATATCAACGCAGACATAGAGTCTGCGACTACTTTCCTTACTGGAGGGTCTGCTAAAGACTTTCCGGCGTATCGGGAAATTGTTGGCTTAATTCGGGGTCTCGAAGCCAGCAAGCAACATCTAGCGGACCTCTCGCGTAACTATATGGAACAAGACGATGACTGATTCTATTATTGCAGTACCTGATGCCCTAAAACGGAAAATGGAAGCTGAAGCTTCAGCGGAACCGAAATTAAAAGACCGTGAGCTTACTGACGGGGAGTGGGAAGCACAACTCCCTAAGCCCTCAGGCTTCCGACTATTAATAGCGCTACCTGATGTAGAAGAGTACTACAAAGGTACAGAGCTATTAAAAACTACAGATGTGATGCACAGAGAGTACATCATGTCGATAATGGGCATTGTAGTAGACATGGGTGCCGACGCCTATTCAGATACAGACCGCTTTCCTGAAGGCCCTTGGTGTAAGCAAGGTGACTACGTTATGTTCCGTATGAACACAGGTACGCGTTTTAAGGTGAATGGTAAGGAGTTTCGACTGATGAACGATGATTCGGTAGAAGCAGTAATTCCAGACCCTAGCGGCATCATGGCTATATAGGAGATAACTCATGGCATTTCAAAAAGTTGAGTACGAACTTCCCAAAGCGGAAGAACGAGACATCGAGATAGAATCGTCTAGTGCTATCGAAGTGGACATCGGCGGTCGGAAAGCTAAGGCCAAAGCTAAAGAAGCTGAAGCGGAAGCGGAAGTCGAATTAGAGGACGATGACGCCGAATATGACGTAGAAGTCGTTGATGATACACCGAAAGCAGATCGTAACCGGAAACCGTCTGAGCCACCGGAAGAAATAACCGATGATGAGCTTGAAGACTACTCGGACAAAGTTCGCAAACGTATCCAGCACTTTAGTAAGGGATACCACGATGAGCGTAGAGCTAAGGAATCCGCACTACGAGAGCGTGAAGAACTAGAGCGTCTGACACAGAAACTCGTCGATGAGAACAAAGAGCTTAAAGGTAGTGTAAACAAGAACCAGACAGCACTACTTGAGCAAGCTAAGCGTTCCGCGACAGCAGACCATATCGCAGCTAAGAAAGCATACAAGGATGCGTATGAAGCTGGAGACGCCGACGGTGTACTGAATGCACAAGAAAGTCTATCGAATGCTAAGAATAAGGTCGATAGATTAAACAATTTTAAGTTACCACCTTTACAGACAGAAGAAACTCCTGTAAAAGTAGAACCTGAATCCACCCCTGCGCCAATCGAGGTTGATACTAAGGCGGCGTCTTGGCAACAAGACAACACTTGGTTTAACCAAGACATCGAGATGACAAGCTTCGCTTTGGGGTTGCATAACAAACTTGTCCACGAGGGAGTAAGCCCTCAGAGTGATGACTACTACGAGCGAATTGATACTCGTATGCGACAGTTATTCCCCGAAAAATTCGAGGACTCAGAGGAAGTACAAAAACCTAAGAGACGTTCGAATGTGGTTGCACCCGCTACGCGGAGCACAGCGCCTAAGAAGATTAGGCTCACGCAAACACAATACCAGCTCTCAAAGCGTTTAGGACTTACCCCTGAACAATACGCCAAACAGGTTGCATTAGATATGAGGAAACAGTAATGGCTAAGAACAGAATTGATCGTGAGCTAGAAACCCAAGAAAGCACAACCCGCAAAAAGGCTTGGTCGCGCCCTGAGGTGTTACCATCACCAAATCCCGAGCCGGGCTATGCGTTTCACTGGGTTCGAGTAAGCACGCAAGGACAGGTCGATGCCACTAACGTATCCTCGAAATTACGCGAAGGTTGGGTGCCCTGCAAGGCAGATGATCATCCCGAGATTACTTTGGTTGCTATCGAACAAGATCGCTTCAAAGATAACATCGTGATTGGTGGTTTGATGCTATGTAAAGCACCGACAGAACTAGTCGAAGAGCGGTCTGAACATTACAACACCCAGACTCGTTCCCAGATGAACTCTGTTGATAACAACCTTATGAGAGAGAATGACCCTCGTATGCCTCTGTTCAATGAACGGAAAACGAAGGTTACTTTTGGAAATGGGACTTAATTTAGGAGCTTATAATGGCTTACCCAACTGTAAGTGGCCCTTCTGGGCTAGTTCCGGTAAAACTAGTAAGTGGCGTACCTTTCGTGGGCGTAACTCGTCAATATAGCATTGCGAGCAACTATGCCACGAGCATCTTTAATGGTGATGCTGTTCAACTGGTTACCGGAGGCACCGTCGAACGCGATACTGCTGACGCTGCAATGACGCCTATCGGCGTATTCTTAGGCTGTACTTATACTGATCCCGTACTGGGCTACCAGTTGTTCAGTCAGTACTACCCGGCGAATACCGTCGCATCTGACATCATGGCTTACGTCGCTGATGCTACCGATGTTCTGTTTAAAGTTGCTGTTTTGTCTTCAGCTGCGGGTGCAACCCCAGTTATCGGCGATCTCGCAATTACAGACCTTGGCGCAAACGTAGCAATGATCAACAATGTTGGCGATACCGCTACTGGAAATTCCCGATGTGGTATTTCTGACACTACGGCTACAACTAACACTCTGCCTTTACGGATTGTGTCGTTAGTAGAAGAAACCAAAAATGTATCCGGTGGTTACACTGAAGCTCTCGTTAAGTGGAACGCAGGTCATCAGATGAACAGCCTAACCGGCATTTAAGAGGGAATAACAAATGGCTATTTCACGCGCCCAGCTCCTTAAAGAGCTACTACCCGGACTAAATGCTTTATTTGGTTTGGAATACGCAAAGTATGGCGAAGAACATTCCCAGATCTTTGAAACCGAATCCTCAGATCGTTCTTTTGAGGAAGAGACTAAATTATCTGGCTTCTCAGCAGCACCTGTCAAAGGCGAAGGCTCAGCCATCGAATATGACAATGCTCAAGAAGCGTGGAGTGCTCGTTATGTGCACGAAACCATTGCGATGGGTTTCTCAATTACTGAGGAAGCTATTGAAGATAACCTGTATGACTCTTTGTCTGCTCGTTATACTAAAGCATTGGCTCGCGCCATGGCATACACTAAGCAAGTTAAGGCTGCTTCTGTACTCAACAACGCGTTTGCTAACACCACTTACGGTGACGGCCAAACTCTTTGTTCTACAGCTCACCCGCTTGTTTCTGGTGGCACCAACTCAAACCGCCCAACTGTCGCTGCTGACCTTAACGAGACTTCTCTTGAAGCCGCCGTTATTCAAATCAGTCAGTGGACCGATGAGCGTGGCTTGTTGATCGCTGCTCAACCTAAGAAACTCATCATTCCACCAGCCTTGCAGTTTGTTGCAACCCGCTTGTTGGATACTGAGGGTCGCGTAGGTACTGCGGATAACGACATCAACGCCATCCGCAATAACGGTTCTATCCCACAAGGCTACTCCGTTAACCATTATCTGACAGACACCAATGCTTGGTTCTTGATGACTGATGTACCTAATGGCTTGAAGCACTTCGTCCGTACCCCGATGTCTACCTCTATGGATGCAGACTTCGATACAGGCAACAGCCGTTATAAAGCCCGAGAGCGTTACTCTTTCGGCGTCTCTGATCCATTGGGTATCTTCGGTTCACCCGGTGCGTAATTAGGGTGGGGGCATTAACTTGCCCCCTTTCTTTTTTTGTGTTATAAACTACCTATCCCTGACAGTTGCCTAACGCAGCTGACACTAGCCACGACAGGAGATTCTCATGGCTTTATCTACTTTTTCTGGACCAGTCCGTTCAAATAACGGCTTCCAAATCCCCGTTGTTACGACTGCCAACTTACCGGCATTTGCTGACACCGCAATCGGAACCGCTTATATGGTTAGCGATAACGGCGCAGGCAACGACGAATATTGCATCGTAATTAATACTGGCGCTGCTTGGGTTACCGCCATTGGTGCCGCTCTTAGCTAATAGGAGGCTGGTATGTCTAATTCTGATGTTCAATCTAAACGGGTTACCGCAGCAGCTTCTTTGGCTGTTGGACCTGCACGTATTCGACAAGTTCAAGTATTGACTACCGCTGGTGGCGCAGGTCGGTTAACTATTACCGATGGTGCTGGCGGGCGTACAATACTAGACTTAGACTTCCTTGCTTCGGACTCTCACTCCGTGAACATCCCTGATTGGGGTATTCGGTGTCAAGATGACGTACTCATTACCGCTATGACTAATATTAGCGCAATGACTGTCTTCTATAGCTAGGGGTGCAGGATGCGATGCTATTATAAAAAAGGTGGTTCTGTTGGGAAGTCACCTGCTTGGACGCGTAAAGCGGGCAAGAGCGAGTCTGGGGGCCTTAATAAAAAAGGCGTCGAGAGTTATCGTAAAGCAAATCCGGGCAGTAAGCTTAAAACTGCGGTTACCAAAGATCCTAGCAAGTTAAAGGCAGGCTCTAAAGATGCTAACCGCCGCAAATCATTTTGTGCCCGTATGGCGGGTATGAAGAAAAAGAACACAAGCTCTAAGACGGCTAACGATCCAGATAGCCGTATCAACAAGAGTTTGCGAAAGTGGAATTGTTAAACACCCAAAGGGGAATATTTCATGAAAGGCACTAAGAAGATGATGATGGGTGGTATGACTGCCCCAGCCGGTGCAAAAGCACCTATGATGCCTAAGGGCGCAGCCCCTATGCGGGACGAAGAAGCTTCTATGGATCCACGAGATCCCCGGAAGAAGAAGAAAATGTTACCTCCACGAGTACCTAGCCAAGCACCTACAGCGATGGGCGCTCCCGCAGGTATGAAATCTGGCGGTATGGCCAAGAAAGGCTATAAGTCTGGCGGTAAAGTCCGTGGCGCAGGTTGTGCTAAGCAGGGCGTTCGCAGTGCTAAAATGGTCACCATGAAAGGTTCCTAATGCGTAGATACTACAAGAAAAGCGATTGCGGTTGTGGGTATAAAGCCGGGGGCACGGTTAAAGATTCGTGCTATACCAAGGTAAAGTCACAATATAAAGTATTTCCGTCAGCGTATGCGTCGGGAGCAATCGCTAAATGTAGGAAAGCAAAAGGTAAGAAATAATGGCAGTTCGCAAGACAGAGAAAGGTACGTCACTTAAACGCTGGTTCAAAGAGGACTGGAAAGACGTACGTACTGGTAAGGCTTGCGGACGCAAAGAGGGGGAATCACGCGGGACACCATACTGTAGGCCGTCGAAACGTGTAAGCAGTAAAACCCCCAAAACAAGTGGCGAGATGAGCGCAGCCGAAAAGCGCAAGAAGGTAGCCGAGAAGAAAAAACTGGGACAACCTGCGGGTAAACCACGTAAGGTATCCCCAGCAAAGCGGAAGGAGAAGAAGTGATGGAAGTTTTCCAGAATGGTCGGTTCTCGACAGGGGAACCTGTATATCAGATAGGTACACAAAACGAAGACGGCACCTATAAGGTTGTTGTCTTCGCCTTGATGAGTAAAGCGGAAGCAGAAGCAAAGCTAGCAGAGATGCAGCCTGTGGAAGCTCCAGTATCGTATAAGATTGCTAAGAAGCCTATTAAGAAAACTGGGAAGTAACCATGACCACATCGGGTACCACAGCATTCAACATGGACTTTACGGAAATCGCTGAAGAAGCGTGGGAACGTGCTGGACGTGAAATGCGTTCGGGGTACGACCTCCGTACTGCCAGACGTTCTATGAACTTGATGACAATCGAGTGGCAGAACCGTGGTATAAACATGTGGACGATTGATGAGGGTACTATAAACCTCGTCGATGGAACTTCTGAGTATACTCTCCCTGCGGATACCATTGATCTGATGGAACACCAAATCCGTACAGGGGCAGGCAATCAAGCAACACAATCCGACCTTACCATAAGTCGTATTAGTGTTAGCACCTACGCGGCTATCCCTAACAAGTTATCACGGGGTAGACCAATACAACTCTACATTGAACGGCTACGAGATGCGCCTAAAGTTAATCTGTGGCCCGTACCGGACAATGACAACTACGTCTTGTACTACTGGCGTATGCGCCGGATTGAAGACGCGGGTAGTGGCGTGCAGACTTCGGATATGAACTTTCGGTTCTTACCAGTACTAGTGGCGGGTCTAGCGTTCTACATCGCTATGAAAATACCTGAGCTTGCAGATCGAATCTCGATGCTTAAACAAGCTTATGAAGAGCAGTTCGCGTTAGCCGCAGGCGAAGACCGGGAGAAGACATCCGCACGGTTTGTCCCTAGAATAGGTAGGATATAGCGTGGGCAATAGGTTTGCATCCTCTAAGAAAGCTCTAGCGCTTTGTGATGTGTGCGGGTTTGAGTACAAGCTACGCGAACTACGCAGCCTTATTGTTAAGGGCAGAGACACGAATATTAAGGCGTGTCCAGAATGTTGGAACCCTGACCAGCCACAGAACAAGCTGGGGGAGTTCCCCGTTGATGATCCGCAGGCCATACGCAACCCGAGAATAGATACAAGTATCGGTATAGCTGGGAGTCGGAGCAGTCGAGATATTCAGTGGGGCTGGAATCCCGTGGGTGGTGGAAGCGACCCGTACGGACTAACCCCTAACACGTTACTTGGTACTGGATATATAGGCCAAGTTATCATAGACATTACGTAGGAGTGCTAAAATGAATGTTTTTGGGATGGAAGAAGTGAAGGTTATCAAGGATAAAGGCGTGCGCCCATGCGGTCACGGCCCTAAGCCGGATATGAAAGGCGTCAAAACCACGGGGATTAAAGTCCGTGGTGTTGGTGCAGCAACCAAGGGAACTATGGCCCGTGGGCCGATGGCGTAAAACATGAACTATACTGAGCTGAAAGTTAACATCCAAGACATCTGTGAGACCACTTTCACAGACGAGCAGCTCGCTATGTTTACGCAGCAGGCTGAACAAACCATATACAACACAGTCCAGATACCTGCACTGCGAAAGAACGTGACAGGTACACTGACCCAAAACGTTGGTTACCTGTCTATCCCGACAGATTTCTTATGGGCTTACTCGTTGGCGGTTGTGGATGCCGCTGGGGATTACCATTTCCTCCTTAATAAAGACGTAAACTTTATTCGTGAGGCGTACCCTACTACCACATCTGTTGGGCTACCACAGCATTACGCTTATTTTGACGACAATTCGTTTCTCCTCGGGCCTACCCCTAATAGTGGGTACGCCATGGAACTGCACTACGGGTATTACCCAGAATCTGTTGTTACCGCTGGGACTACGTGGTTAAGCGACGAATTTGATTCTGCACTATTGAACGGGGCGCTACTACAAGCAATCCGGTTTATGAAGGGCGAACCAGACGTTGTGCAGATGTACGAAAAACTGTATGTCCAAGCAATTAAACTACTCAAAAATCTTGGGGACGGTAAACTTAGAGAAGACGCGTATCGTTCGGGTCAATTCCGTACCCCAGTACAGTAAGTTAGGAGATAAAAAATGGCAATTTCGCAGGCAATGTGTACATCGTTTAAACTAGCCCTTCTCGATGGTGGGATGGACTTTAGTAGCGATACGTCACAAACATTCAAAATCGCACTGTACACATCTAGTGCGACCCTAGACGCGGCCACCACGGCGTACTCTGTGACCAACGAAATCTCGGGAACCGGTTATGTTGCTGGGGGTAATACGTTGACCGTAGTAGCTCCGACTACTTCTGGTACCACAGCACTGTTGGATTTCGCAGACACTACGTGGTCAACTGCAACTATCACAGCCCGAGGCGCACTCATATACCAGTCTGGGGGTACTAACCCCGCAGTAGCGGTTATTGATTTTGGCGCAGATAAGATATCCACAGCCGGTGACTTTACTATCCAGTTCCCAGTTGCCGACGCATCTAACGCCATTATTCGAATCGCCTAGGGAGGATAGATGCCATCTTCTGCTACATATACAGGCTGGGGTAGAGCTGCTTGGGGCCAAGGCTCTTGGGGCACTGACCTTGTAGTAGTATTAGTCGATGGCGTTGCGGCTACAAGTGCTCTTGGTACTGTCGCTATTAGTGGCGCAGCAACTGCGCAACCTTCCGGGCTAGAAGCTACTAGCAGTGTGGGTACGGTAGTTGTATCGGCAAACGCGGATGTTTCTGTAACAGGACTCGAAGCTACTAGCGCCCTAGGAACTGTCGCGGTTACCGCGAATGCGAACGTAGATGTAACTGGAGTGGCTGCGGCGAGTGCTCTTGGTACTGTAGTTGTAGCGGCAAACGCAGATGTTTCTGTAGTGGGCGTAAATGCCACTGGCAGCCTCGGAGCTGTAGCCGTTGTAGGTACCGCTAATGTCTACCCCATAGGGGTAAGCACGACTGGAATTATTGGTACGGTCGCTACTAACGCCGCTGCGAACGTACCTGTTTCTGGAGAAGTAGCGACAGGCGCTGTTGGTAATGTATCGATAGCGCTCGGTATCGTAGAGAAGGTAACAGGGGTCTACGGGCAAACGCGTGTCGGCACTGTAATCGTATCCGCAAATGCTAGTGTAGTAGTAACTGGGATCCAAATAACAGGGTTTGTTGGTGGAGTCAACGTTTGGGGGGAAATTGATGACAATCAGGATCCGAACTGGCAGAATATCAGCAGTACCCAAACCCCTACTTGGGATAACGTGTCACGACAACAGACCCCGAATTGGGGAAACATTGCCGCATGAGGTTAGCTAAATGACAACAGAATACACACCAATTCTTAAACTCGCCCTTCCCGTTGAAGGAGAGTTAAGTGGTACATGGGGTGATGTAGTCAACGACAATATCACTTCGATGGTCGAACAAGCAGTAGCAGGCCGTGCGGTTATTGACTCGTGGGTGGCTAACTCTCATGTGCTCACGACTGCGGACGGCATAACGGCTGAATCCCGCTGCGCGATGTTAGAGTTCACTGACAGTGGAACCTCGCTAAGCGCCGACGGTACCGTAGTCTGCCCTACACTGTCCAAGATGTATATCGCCAAGAACAGCACCGGTAATGCTCGCAACATAACCCTAACAACAGCTGCTGGTACTGGTGTGTCTATTCCGCAAGGCAGAGCTATGCTTTTGTTTTGTGATGGCACAAACGTCGTAGAAGCGGTCACAAACATCAACTCTTTGACTGTTGGGGGCTACACAGTCGCGCTCACAGGCGCAGTGACTACTGCTGGTGCCTTGACTACTGTTGGTGCGAACGCGCTGACACTGACTACCACTGGCGCTACTAACGTAACATTCCCAACCACCGGTACACTTGCTACCTTGGCGGGTACAGAGACGTTATCGAATAAAACACTGGTGTCTCCTAGCATTACAGACCCAACCCTTTCTGGGGATATTTCAGCCGCTAACGTTACTGTATCTGGCAACACTGTAATCGGTGACGCCGCTGCTGACACCCTTACAATCAATGCTACTACAACTTCGGACTTACTGTTTACCGACGGTACTTACGATATTGGCAAAACAGGGGCTACTCGCCCCCGCGATGTTTTTGCTTCTCGTAACGCAGAAGTAGGTGGCACCCTAGGTGTTACTGGCAACACTACCTTGAGCGGTACCGCTGAGGTAACCGGTGATTTTGCGGTAAATACCAATAAAGTAAATGTTACCGCAGCCAGTGGTAATACGACAATCGCAGGTACACTCGGTGTAACCGGTGCGACTACCGCTACTGGTGGCCTGAACGTAGATACAATTAGTGAGATTACCGCAGCTGGCGGCGTAACTATTGACAGCGTTTTGCTTAAAGACGACGTCGTTAACGCCACGGACATTGAAACATCCACTATCTCAGCTAATGACGGCACGCTTGCAATCAACATCGCAAACACTACAGGTGCTGTGGACATCGACACCTCGCTGAACGTGGACGGTATAGTTACCAGCGACGGCGTAACTATTGCAGGTAACTTATTACTAGGAGACAGCAACAAGGCCATCTTCGGTACTGGCAGCGACCTTGAGATTTACCATAACGGCAGCCAAAGTTTTATTACTGATACTGGCACAGGTGATTTGTTTATCCGCGCATCAAACACTTATATCCAAAGTGCAGGCAACGAGAACGGTTTGCGTGTATTAAGCGATGGAGCTGTTGAGGCTTACTATGACAACGCCCTTAAACTAGCCACCACAGCCACTGGCATTGATGTAACGGGTACGGTGACGGCTGATGGGTTGACTGTTGATGGTGGCGCTACTGTTAACGGTAGTACCGTAATTAATACCGACGCAATTGATTCTGGTGTTATCTTAAGTTTAGAGGGCAATAGGTCAACTGACGGCGCTATTGGCAGCATATTTTTTGCAAACGGCGGAGACAGTGTTGGTCTGATTCGTTCAAGCAGGGCAGGTGCAGATGACGCTGCTGACATGCTTTTTTACACACAACCCGCTGGCGGTGCTAATACTCAGCGTATGCAAATCAGCAGCAGTGGAAATTTAGGTATCGGAACGAGTTCTCCTTCTTATAAAACCGTCATATCAGACGGCGGAGCAAGCGGTATTGAATTTGGCCCTGCATACTCTGGAACATCTAACTTGATACAGCATTACAGCCGCTCTGGTGCAGTTTACGTTGACGTGGTAAATGTAGCGGCAATGCATCGATTTAATATTGGCGCTACCGAGAAGATGCGAATCGACAGCTCGGGCAATGTCGGGATTGGTACGAGCTCACCAAATGCTCTTGCTGATTTGCACGTTGCTGATACCTCAGATGCTCGTATCTGGCTAGATGCAACCTCAGCAGACACGATGGAGCTTTACTCAGGCAATGGCGTTGGGATGTTCAATAGGTCTAACAGCCACTTACTTCTTGGCACAAACAACACCGAGAGGGTAAGAATCGACAGCTCGGGCAATGTCGGGATTGGCGTGGTTCCAGAGGCTTGGCGAGCTAATGACTTTATAGGTTTACAAGTGGGCACTGGAGCAGCAGTTTATGGCAGAGGTTCTGGTGATGAAGATAAAAGTGGCCTAGCTTCCAATGCTTACTATGATAATGATAATGATCGTTGGCAGTACATAGCAACTAAAGCAGCTACCAATTACTATCAAGTTTCTGGTCAACATTTATTTCAGGTAGCCGCAAGCGGCACAGCAGACACAGCAATTAGTTGGTCAGAAGCCATGCGAATCGACAGCTCGGGCAACTTACTCGTGGGTACCACTAGCAACTCTGTGTATAACGATGTATCAGGTACGGGCATTGCACTTAACGCAGGTCAAATACAGATTGCAGGTACTGGTACTCCTTTATATTTGAATAGACAAGGTTCTGATGGCACCGTAATCGAAATACGAAAAGACGGCACAACCGTTGGCGGTATTGGTGTTTCCGGGGGCAATAATCTTTACATCTCGGGTACAGCGGATGATCACGCAGGTCTTACTTTCGCAACTCAGTCTGTATTGCCTACAACTCAAGGGGTTATAAATGACAATACCGTTGACTTAGGCCAAAACGGCAATGCATTCAAAGACCTCTACCTAAATGGCGTTCAGTACCT